ACAGTCTGGCATTATAATTTTCCGCCTGCCATTGCGCAGTGGTAAACCCTGAGCCTATTGTGCCACTTATCGCACCGCCAGATGTAACATTGTAAACATTACCGTCGGAGGCGGCTAAGAGATCGTTAGATGTAAAAGATTGATACTCCTTCAAAAACTCAACCTCCCCCGACAGCCCCGTTGCAAAGAGGACATCACCTTTGCGAAGGGAAACACCATCTTCTTCGGGAAAGAAATTAATCATTTTGATAGCGTCAAGCGGCTCCATTGCCGCTAGATTATCTCGCGCATTCCAACCGCCAGTAGGAGAAGGAAGACTAAACACTGTTGATGTCTGCACCAATCTACGGCGCTCTAATATTGGCTGACGGGTCATAGTGTGAAATCCCCATCAGGAACAACAGGGCCAAACCGCACAAGACCGCCATATGTAAAGGCTATAATTGGGGCTCCATCAGCATTCTTACCGTCCTCGATAGCCGCCTCGTAATCACGGAACTCTTCGGCGTATGGGAGACCATATGTTTTAAGAAAGCGCCACTTAAAGCCCAGCGCTACAATATCCTCATCCAGTAATCCAACGTCGGTATCAGCAAGGTACTTATCGCCCTGAGCTACACCACCGCTTGTTTCCGTAAGCGCATTAGAACGGTATTCATACCTCAAGGTGCGAATGCTGTCAGGAATAGGAAAAAGGTAGAAAACCCTATCATTGGTCGATGTGCCACGGAATATACGGAACCATGAATTAATTGAGCTTACACTCGCTACCGCATCACTGTTCTTAACATACTCCCAATCAGATGGGCTGAGAGGACCCCCAACCTGTCGGTTGTTGGTGTCATCCCACATGGAATCGTTCATAAATGATTGAAAATCAGAAGGTAGTGTATATTCTTCCTGTGTGTCAGCAGTAGTTAGCGTACCACGCACCACCAAACCCGGCCAATCAAGACGCTTGGCAACCTCCTTTATGGAGCGGTTAACCAGCGCCAGTGACCGAACGGCGGTTTCGTTTGTATTGCCTACAACAGATGACGGGACTTCAAATCCCCCCATCTCCTTCAGCGTGTCCTGCACTATGCTCAGGAGTGACATTTTTTCGCGGCCTTCCGGGTTTCTTCTTTCCGGATTCGCCGTTATTAGCGTCCATCAATTTAACTAGTTTTTTTTCTAGGTTGTCAATTCGCTCATTAGCTGCGGCTAATTGTATATCTTTTTCGTCGCCTTTTTCAAGGTATTCTTTAGCTGCTTCCTGCAATTTACGGGCACCGGGGCCTAAATTAGCCAAATTACCATCAGGAACAGCAGCCAGTGCCTCAACAGTAAAGATATTTAAATGCTCCATTTCAGGAATAAGAAGGTCATCAATGCCGCCCCATTTCCGTAAAGGTGTTCCAGAAGCACGCATTTCTTCTTTGTTCTGATACGCCTCCCAGACAGACTTATACTTAATCTTATCCTCTTCTGTCACCTTACGATGCACCGTTGAGTGCTTCTGGCCAGGGGAGACAATCTCAATATAAGGAACTTCGATAAACAAAACCTCCTCACCCCGAACAATTTTCTTGCGTCTGTCTGCAATCGTTACGAGATTGCCATCGTTTAACTGATCCATGTGATGTCCTTTCTATGGATTAACTTAAAGCTTCAACCAAAGCGGCCTTATTCATTTTGCCGTAGCCAACAATATCCGCATCTTGACAGCGGGAACGCAATTCAGCAACCGTTAAGTCGCCTAAATCTTCAGCCTCATTTTTGCAGCTTTCTTCACGGCCTTCTAATTCAGCAATTCGAGCTAATGCCGCTTTATACAAATCTCTCTGTTTAAGCGGTCCGGCTTTAAAAAACTCGTCCATTGTATTTATCCATTAAGAAGGGGGAGGCCGAAACCTCCCCACAATTATTACGTTAGAGTTGCGCCAACACGTGGGCGGGTAAGCAGGGCCGTAGCCACATTACTCGCCTCCGCGCCAGTCGTGATAATACCCTCGATAACTTCCGCGCCAGCAGTAGCGTCATCATCAAGACGACCCGCTGTAGCGGTTGTGTTAAGTTGGGTATGCACAGCGGCATCAGTTGCAACATTCAAGACGGTTTCACCGTTGATCTTAATCCACAAGAAATCATTATCAGCGCAAGTTGTCTCGCACACACCACACATCAGGCCGAAACCAGACGCAGTGGCAGTGTTGTCAACGTTTTGCACTTCAAAGTCCTCCGAGATCAAAACAGCATTGTTCGCAGTCAGGATTTCAGATGCGTGACAATAAATCCACTCATCACCATCAGGACCATTACGGTAAGTGCCAAGCTCAAACTGGTTTCCCTCGTCTGAGCCTGTGCCAGTGCCATTCACAAGGTCTGTGACATTAGCACCAACAATTGAGGAGGTTGAACTACTCATTATGTTTCTCCTTAAGAGATCATTACGCCTTGGCGAGCAGAATTGCTCATGGTCATATTACCCATGAACAGAATTTGCTTGACAATAGCGTCTTGGTTGATGGACTGGATTTCATCACTAACAGCGTAGTTAGCATCCTTATGGACCTTCCAGAAGATAGAATCGGTATTCAGGAAGTACATGCGGTTATCACCAGCTTCACTGTCATACAGCACGCGAGCGTTACCACCAGCACCGTTAAACTCAAGTGAACGGAAACCAGATGTAGCACTATCCGCAGAAGTAACACGCTGAATAGCCTGCAATGAACCCTCAAAGAAGCCATAGTAGTTATTGCCAGCAACAATCAAATCAGTACGGTCACGACCACGTAGCGTCTCACGCCACAAAACGCCCATATACTCCTGAATGTTAGAAGCGCTTGCCGCACCACTGCCATCCACGGACACATCAAAGAGCTGGTTTTGCCAGAATGAGAAGTTGGCACGGTTAATGCCACCAACAGTACCCGTCGTAGGGTCATCAGCAACCAAAAGCTGAAGGCCGCCGATCTGCTTACCCCCTGAGCCAGTACCATCGGAGTAAATACCAACCGAGAGGTTATTAGCCATTGTGTCCTCTGCGTTTTTAATACGCTCAGACATTAGGTTGATAACCTGGTTCCGACCCATGTTTTTACGCATTTCAAGACCGGACATCGTTACAGCAACCGCTGCTTGTTTCCAGTCATATTCAGCCGCACTTAGTACGTCAGACGCGCTAACGTCCAGCACTTCGTAACCACTGTAATATTTGAAAGTACTGTTCTCAGCAAAGCTAAGCTCTTGGACTAGCGTTTGACCGCCATCCTCAAGCATAATATTGCCTTTTTCGTTCAACACGCTCAACAGAGCGTTGTTGTTTGTGACGTTATCCTCAATCTTACCCGTTCTGTTTTTCAGGGTAGTGGTGATAATCTCGTCAAAATTAGGATTAGCTGACGCCATCTTAATTCTCCATGATTAGACAGCAATCTCCCTCATGGCCTTAGCAACAGAATCTCTAACATTATCAGGCTCAGGCGGGGCGTTCTCAGGAGGTGTGTTATTCGTCTTCACGTTCTTACTTGCCTTCTTTGAAGCCTCTACTTTACCTTTGCGCTCATTGTTTAGCTTTTCAGCAACATCTGAGGTTTGTTGATTAATTAGTGTAGCTCTCAATTCTGGGTTGGCATATACGGCTTGGTCATACGCGCTCTGCATATCGGGCGCAAAACCGCCTTGGATTAACGTCCCCATCATCGCCTCAACTTTATCGAAATGCGGGTGCAATGCATTCCCGCTATCGTCAGTTGCCTGCTTAAACAAATTAATCTGATTCTGTGCATCTGCCTGTCTTGAGGCTGCTGCATTTGTTTCATTTTGCTGCAACAAGCTGCGTATTTCAGCATTATCTTGGCGCAACTCTTGTATGTCTGGGTCATGATACGCTGCTTCGCCCTCTTGAGCGGCTGGCATCACACCATATTGTTGTGCAATCTGCTGGACAATAGCTTGCGCGTTTTGCCCCCCAAACTGCTGAACCAATTGTGCGATCCCTTGTGCAGGGTTTTGAGTAAGCATCTGCTGCGCACCTACAAGCTGTCGGATTCCGGCTACCCGGTCCATGCCTGCGGCGTTTAACTGTGCCTCAAACGGCTGCAACAAGGCGCTAATTGCCTCGTGTTCTTTGCGAACCGTTGCCAGTTCGTCAAATTTCCCCTGATACCCACGCTCAAGCGATTTTACGGTATTTAGGTATGTTTCCTTTGCCTCTGTAGTGGGAAGGGCGGCAAATGCCTCTTTGCGCTCTGCATCCCAATTATCTGGGGCCCTTAACTCATCCTGCGCACCTTCATTGTCTGGCGGTAGCTCATCTTCAGGCCCTACCTCATTCTCGACTTCATCTGGTGCCGCATCTTCTTCTGCCGCCTCCGGCGCTATCTCTGCGGGGTTTTCCTGCTGATCAATCGCCGCTCTTAACTGATCTTCAAGGGTTTCCTCTTGTACCTCTTCTTGTGCATTGTCAACTACCGCTTGCGCCTCTTCGATGTCCTCAGCCATAAATAGCCCTTTCGATGTCCTGTTTGATGTCCCTGGTTCTTGCTTGGTCGGCAAAAACCTTGTCTGCCTTCAAGTGTTCCTGCTTGTCGTTACCAACCTCTTCGAAGCCCTGCGCGGCCTGCTCTTGCCTCATTTTCTTGCGGCTGGTGTAATATTTACCGTCAGCCATGGACTTGGTTGGGTTCATGTTGTCGCCCGTAACAACCGTAAGACCGTTATTCGCCCTCCAATGGCCTAACTTCTCAACAAAAGCATGATCAACCTTATCCCTTTTAACCCTTTTGGTCAATTCTTTATATAAATACACCATGTAGGCCTTTATTGCGCTGGCCAACTTACGGTATGAAACCTTAATCATTCGCTGGTGATGGTCATGACGAGAAACAAACCTATTTAACTGCCTGTCGTAGATCATTGGCGCGCTGCCTCTACATCAAGCATGTTCTTAGCAAGGTCAGACTGCGCCTTAACTTGTGTATCTCTCGACCTGCCAGCAACTTCCATCTGCTTCGTCTCTGAATTAATAGTGGCAACCGCCATCTTGGTTTGGTTGTTATCCCGCGCAATAGCTATCTTAGCCGCTGTTTCCTGCTGCTTGCCTGCGTCCTCTTGACCCTCTTGTCCCTGTGGCGGTGGGTTTTGTGCTGCTTGCTCAACAATATTTGCCAACCTATTCAACTCATCTTCAAGGTCTCGACCCGCTTTAAACTGTCTAGCTACAAACTGAAGGTTCGCCATTGCGTAACTAGCAGCAGGGGGGAACGCCTGTATAAGAGGAATAAGCTGCTGAATCATACCGCCGACAGCCGTGGTGTATTCAACAGCTCTTTGCTGGTCAATCATTTCATTAGGCTGCACAGTACTGTCAGTCTCGACATCAACACGGAAATCCCGCATCGTATCATTGCGCATTAATCCCATGACCTCATCACTAACCTCTATGCCTGTCATGCGCTGCAATGTGGACTTCTCAAACTTATCAGCAATGATCTCTCCCATAATGCGATAGCCATCACGGATAAACTCTTCCATAGGCTCTCTAATAGGGCGTAACCGCAAAGAGCCATACGACCCCTTCAGGCGCTGTGCAGTTGCTGTTTCATTCGCATTGGTATCGCCGCGAATAAGGTCACTCAACCCGATAATCTCTGCAATCTCTGCCTTGATAATAGCCTTACGGCGCTCAAGGATTTCA